GAATTGCTCTAAACGTTACGGTTGTACCCCCCATAACAGGATAGTATTTGCCATCATATTGGCTCTCTAACAAATGCTCGTTGTCAACATCACCCGCACAATGCCATATGTAAACTTCATGGCTAGATAGTTTTCTAAAAACACTAGGATGACACTGAGAAGAAATAAAATATTTACAACTATCTAAAGTAGGCAAAACAAACCTACTATTAAATTTTCTGCTATCAAGCATTACCATAGCAGATGGCATTACTTTATTTTCTATACAAAAATTGTAAGCACCATTTAATGCAACAACAGGACAACCTTGTTCTTTTTTTTCTTGTAACAGATGAAATGTGTCTTTTAACGAAGGGCCTCCTGCAACAATACAAACAACTTTATCCGGTTGTGTTTCATGCGGAGTTACTTGAGGAAGTCCTCTTGCAATATTTATTTTTATATTGTTGGTTATTTTTTTAGGGTCTTCGTTAAGAGAACATTTTATTTCTGAAATAACTTTTTTACTTTTAACCTCAACAGTAGGAGGCTCTGAATATACTCCAATTTGCAACATACTATGCAGTACCAAAAACCATTCTAATTTCTAATCCCTTTGTGTCTGTTGCAACAACATCAACATCTACTCTAATAACGTCTGCTGTTGTTACCGTATTATTTACACCAACAACGTGAGGAGTTGCGGCAGTAGAAGAATCTGTTTCATTTAAATCTATTGTTATAGGAGTAGACAACATATCTACGCTATCAGTAAGATTATGCAATTGAACGCTAGTAATAGAACCGCTAGTTCCTGCTGTATAAACGTGCGCTTCAGCAGACTGAAGTTTTTTGTTGTTAAGAGAAGATGGTATAGTTATGTGAACAATTCCATTTCCAACAACAGGAGCAATACTGTCATTTACACACTTAACTATTAAATTTCTTTCAACAAAAGCAGTAACATTGTCTACAACAATTGATTTTGATTCTGTAGTAGAGTTATCGTAAAAAAGAATTTTGTCAACAGAAGAATCAATAGATGTTGCTAACTCTATGTTAGGTATGTTTTCTTGTTTATTTACGTCTAAACTTTGTAAATTAGAATCCATCTCTCCAAATGTAAGAGGGCTTCCTTTTGTTTGTCTTAGTGTTAGTGTAGTAGCCATTAAAAATTCAACCTATATATAGCCATTATTCTGTTTTCGCTGTAGTTACCACCAATGCCATGTATCCCAATCCTCATCTCTGTACCGATCTGAAAAGAATCTTCTGTTGCTGTCATAGTTAATGGAAGGTTCAACTTTGTAACCGCATAAAGGGTGACCATTGCGACCCCAGCAACGACCATCTCCTGTTCGTATTTCTTGTACCACTTCTTCTTTGTTTGCGTTTCTTGTTGACCACAGAAGATTACGTTTCTTCCGTTTCCTGTCCCTACGGCTCCCATTTGACATGCAATATCTCCATATCTTTTTGCAACAGTTGAGGAAGAATCCATATGATATTCTGAAACTATCACAGGCTTACCAAGAGAAAGAGCCTCAGTTACCTTTGCTCTAAACTGAGATTCATTTAAGTCAAACCCAGTTTGCAGGTATACTATATCAGCGTTGTCAAGATATTCCGGCTTAATACCGGGACTAAGATGTACGCCAACAGGCTTGTTTGTCTTGGCCTTTAAATCAGCAACCATCTCTCTAACTTGTGCCGCTGACCAATACTCATCTACTTCTAGCCCAATAACGTAACCATCTACTTTGTCATCAAACCTACGAACCATCTCAGAGTTGTGAGACTTATGATAAGAAAGAGGTTTAGATGCTAGGTTAGGAGAGTCATCAGCCATTAACCACAGCACAGGGCGTAGACCTCTACTGTTAAGATGATCTAGTCTAACTTCCCAATCGGATTGAGGCGAAACATTTCCAATACCGTCATCTCCATTCTGAGAATAAATATAGATATGTGTGTCACCTTGATTAATTAAAGCGTTTTCTACTCTTCTGCGCCAAGCATCATCTACATTAACAGATAGGTACGATAGACTCATCCAGTTACGCAGATCATTGTGCAAAAGAAAACTTGCTCTTGATCCATAAATATCAGATTGTGCTATTGAAGCGTATATTACTCCAAATAATACACACAAATATTTCATCTAATGTATGGGTTAGGGTGTTTAGGTTCTCTGCCCTTCATTTTTACAGGGCCGGGTAAAAACCATCCTAACACCATGGGAATTATTACTACCAAAATAAGTAACCAACCCCCCATTTCTGCAAGGGAGCCAAGCAAACTCCAGAAGTTATCTGGCGCACAATCCATATTAGTACTCCTCCCACCAAGATTGTCCATTGTCGAGGTCGCCACATCTGTCACAAAAGCAGTTGTCATGGCTCCCGCTATCGGTGCAATCGCACCCCCACCTAACACAGTCCCCGCAGTAGCACCGACTGCCGCTCCAGTTGCTACCACTCCCGCTTTCTTTATCGTCCCGCATCCTATAACTCCTAACGCTATCCCCAGATAGCAGAGGCTAACATAAGCACGGCTACGCCACCTATGATATACATTTTTGTTTTTTTCGGTAGTGCTTTCCATTTTTCTTTCAAGGTCATCTCCTAAACATTTTAAAATTGTTACATTTCTGGAATAGCGATGCTATCACCACATCCGCATTTTCTTGTACCTTCACTTGGGTTAACCACAAATCTTTTAGAAAAACCTTCATCTTTATAATCAAGGCTACCGCCTTGTAAATATGTCTGCGACATCTGATCTGCGAACTTGGCCTTCTCTCCTATACTCAATTCTGTAGTACCTTTCGATTCCGCTTTCTCCAAAGTAATCATAAGGCCACTGCACCCACCGCCTTTTAAACCAATTTCTAAAACTTCTCCAGAGTTTAATAAATTGTTTAATTGGTAATTTGCTTCTGGAGTTATTATCAAGACTTTTCATTTTCCCCCTATCAGGTTCTTTTTTTTCCACTAGCGGTAGTAGACCACTTAACTTTTTTAGGCCCAGTTTTTTTACTGGCCTCAGATTTAGATATTTTAGACGCTACTTTTTTTGGGCGACAAGCAGGATAAGGTCTACCTGATTTAGTAGATTTTCTTCCACAAGATTTTCCTGTCTTAACATCGACCCACTCTTCATCAAACCATTTGCCAAGACCACCTTTAGCCACGTTTCTTTACTCTGTTGTCTTTGCCGCTCCAAGTACCGCCCATTTTTTTGTACTCTTTAGAAGCATAAGCATTTGCGTAAGCAGAAGGGTATACTTTAAACTTTGCTTTTGCTTTTGATTTTGCTTTCGACCACTTAGCAGGATCATTTGGTTTAGGTTTAGAAGCCATTATTTCCTCTTTTTTGTTTTCTTAGCACTAGCACTTAATTTTTTTAAAGCCTCTGATTGTTTCTTGTGCATTTTAGAAGCCTTGTTAAGTTCATTAGAAACTTTTTTAATCTTTTTTAACATTTCCACCTACGCCTTGCTTGTCTTATTCTTGAGTTAGGATCGTTACGAGTTTTAGCACTTGATCTTTCTAACTGGCCTTTTGATCTAGCACAATAAGACTTTCTTCTTTTAGCGTCCTTAGAACCTTTTTTTGGGTTACCTGTTACTGCTGTTTGTAGTTTAGAGCCGGGGTTTTCCCTGCGATGAGCGGCAACACCTTTTGCAGTCATACCCGCTCCAGACTTAGTAGGCCTATAGTTAGCACCTTTACCTTTAGTTGTTCTAGGTATAGGCTTTTGTCTTCTAGTCGCCATCAATAAGCCTCGCTACTATTTCATTTCCTTCCCAGTTAGTGCTAAGTTCTACTTGTCTACGTTCACAGGCGTACCTTGTGCTACCGTTTAGATTGTCCTTCCAACCATTACGTTTGAGTGTACGCTTCATCTGTAAACATCCGCTAATACCCATTCGCTCCCATCCGCTATCAGTCTCATGGTGTCCCATGTACTCAACAACAGAACCATTTAAGTACAGCACAAGCACCATCATAGTAATATTCATTAATGCACCCCGTTGCTTGCTTTAATTTCGGATGTCTTATCTTTCAGTGTCTCAACATGGCGCTCTAGGTTTTCTATACGTTGCTTAAAAAAATCTAGCGTGAGAGCCTGTTGCTGATCGTATGGAGCCTTGCCTGTTTCGATCACCTCCTGTAGTTTAGAAAACTCTTTCGCCAGATGTTCTAGCAACATAAACTGTTCAGCATCGGCGGGAAGTGCGCCTAACTCGCCCCGAGGCCACTTGATGCGAAAATTTTCATTCTGCTCCACAGACTTAGCCATCAGGATTTGATTTGTCTCTAAAACATTAAGCCTCTCCTGAAGGCCAAACCAAGCCCATGTACCTACAGCCACAGCACTAGCAAGACCTATTAAGTTTCTTAATGGAAGTCCTACACTAGTTCTGTCAGATACCTCAAGATCACTCACTTGTTCAAAAGCCTCTGCTCAAGGGTATCTATGCGATCAAGGATTCTATCTATATGAGTATCTAGTTCTTGTCTGCTAACTGTTTGAGTAGCAAGGTCTGTAACTCTAGCATGTAGCCTGTCTATCTGAGAAAAAATTCTCTTAACTAACCACCCGCCAAGGAATAATATAACTCCGATAAGTGCGTCCACCATGATAGATGGCTCCATCACATTTCTACCTTGCCTTCTTCTTTCTCGTTAGATTGATCTACAAGTTCTTTTGGAATTTGTGACAGTGTTGTTCCACTAGCAAAAAAACAAGCCTCTCCCGGTTTAGTAATAATAACACTCCAAGAAGGGTTATTAACATCATAATTATAAGTAAGGATTAAAAGTCCCGGCCCCATTTCTGCAATAATCATGGGGATTTCACCATATTTATCAGACGCAATTTTTGCTAACTCAAACATTCCATTTTCTGCTCTGGTGCAGTGCATTGGAAAAGTTCCACGCTGTAAAAAAAGACTGTCTTGAGCAAAAACAGGAATAGTAAAAGTAAAAAATAAAAGTAATATTTTAACCATCTGCTACGTATCCTTCAGCGATATAAAAATTTTGAAAATAAGGGGTAACCCCATAGGGAAATTTACGTGGTTGTTTTTCGTAAAAGTCCCTTCCGTTTGACATTCGATAAGCAACCCTTCTAAAAGGGTAGTTTCTTTTACCAACTATTCTTCTTCTAGGCATTAGTATCTAGCCTCTCTTGGCGGCTCAAGACTTCTTCCTCTGTTATTGCTTCTAGGAGGCATTGCATCCATATCGTAAATTCTAGACAAAGCATCTAAAAAATCAGGATGTATTGTAGGAAAAAGGTTGTATTCATTATCTTTTACCCACTTAGTTAAGTCGTAAGTCTTTCTTTCTTCATCAATACAAATTATTTTTTTTGATATAAGAAAAGATTGATTGCGATCTTTAAAATCTCTCTGGTACGAAGTTAACATTTTTTCATCAGTAGGATACGGAAAAAACAAAGAACCATCTTTTAAGTCAGGCTCTAGTCTTTGTATCCTATCTCTTTTGGATTGAGAACCTCCTCCTCCAACCCAGTTTAACTCGTATATAGGAAAGTTACTTCCATCAGTAGACATCATTGCTTTAAAGTGTTCAATGTCACTTTGAGCGCCGTATCTTTCGTATCCTACCTTTACTTCCCTTACTCCCGGCGCTCTCTTCCACTTGGCTCTTAACCTTTTTAGCATTTGCCATTTTTCAGAAAGACTCATTCTGTGGCAAGCACCATCTAACAAATACTTGTTAAAGTTTCCATCTACTCCTACTACAGCAAACGCTGTTCTGTTAGATTCTTTTTTCTTAGAGTGAGCAGGATCAACCATTATGTACACGTTTAACGTGTATGGTCTAATCTCCCATTCTGTCCACCACTCTTGTTTAAAAGAAACATCACTTCCAATAATAGGATTAAGAAGTTGTTGACATGCTACGGTGTACGTGGACGTTGTTTTTTTAATTTCTTCCCATCTTTCTTTTTGTAAAAAAACAGGCTCTCCATCCATCTGACCATTATAAGTTGCGGGATGTATTCTAGGTTTGACTGCGGCTCTTTGTAGTATTGTCCCATAGGTGTCCCCGTATGCGTACCTAGTTCCCGCATATTGATATCTTGGATTATGTGTAGACCCAAGGTTCAAAGACAACTCCCATTGTGTAGTTGTCTTTTTAATTTGTTCTGGAGTAGTAATAGACTCCTGCACCACAACATCATCGTAGACTATTAAAGAAAAGTGCCTACCTGTAGGTTGACCGTCAACTAATCCATGCGCTTCTACTGTTTGTTCTTTTGGATTAGCAAAACGATTTACACACAAACCTTCGTTTTCAGCCCACTTAGGTGCTTGGTGTTTAGGATTACTCCAAAGAATATCTGGAAATAATTCTTTTAACTTTTCGTTAGACTCAAACTCCTGCATTATCTGTCTAAGGAAAGGCTTTGCCTGCCTAGCAGAGTAAGAAAGTATTCCTATAGTAATGTCAGGATCACAAAGTATTTCTTGAACACATCCTAAAAAAGTTATTATTGTAGACTTGTAATGAAACCTAGCCCATAAGTCTAGATGATTATCTTTTTTAAATTCTACTTCTCTGCATCTTTCGTATATCCAAGGATGCAACATGTCGTGGCGATTACAAATAAAAACACCAAGATAAAATCTATCGCATTGAGCAAGAGTGCGAATAAAAGAATCATCAATATTAGGGTCACGATGGCAATCAGCATACGCTTTGACTGCTGAATTATAGTCTGCTGTTCTTGCCCATTCTGCTAATTTAAGCGCCGCTTCAGCGTTTTTGTCATCTTTTAAAACATTTTTATTTATATGCACTAGCATATTAATTAATCTATTTTCTTAATTAACGTTGATAAAAACCGGAGTACGATGGTCGTTTTACAGGACGAGGCGTTGAAGGAGCCATTGTATTAGCAACAGGAGTTGGTCTTGTATTCGGTTTTGGTCTTCTAGTTGGCGCTCCTCCCCTTGCTACAATTTCTGGGTCAATAGTTCTATTAGGCATTTGCGGAGCAAAAGGTGGTGGAGTACCTCCTACAGTTTGCACTATTGGTGGGGGATGTGGCATAGCAGGAGGATTGTAGTTAATAGGTACACTAGAAGGAGGATCAATAAATACCTGAGGAGGCAATGGTTGTACTTGCGGCAACGGAGCAACATCGACTTCTGGGTGAATAGGCCTATTAGGCATGTTACCAGTCACTGGAAAACTGTATTCAAGCGAAGGAAGCATTGGAGCAACAGTTGTTTGAGGCAAGGGAGCAACAGTAGTGGGTAACCCATAAATATTGTTCATTTGGGAACCAAAACTAGAAAGAAGTTCTCTATTATAAGGATTATAAGCCATAATAATTATTAACCTTCTTTAGCCTTGTTATAAAATTCCCAAAATTTTATCGGGTTTCTAAGTAAATTTTTTAACTCTTCTTTGCTTATTGTTTTAAAAATTTCAGGATTTTTTCTAACAACACCCATTAAAACACTAACACTTTGTTCTTGTTCTTCTGCATTAAATATAGGCAAATCTGGAGAACCTGCTACATCTTGTTGATCCATGTTCATAACATCTTGAGGAGTTGTATCGTCTACAAATCCCATGCTAGTCAAAGCATTGTCTACAGACTGAGCAACCCCTAATACTGGACTAACAAGGCTTCCCATCAATCTTGCTCCAAACTGAAGCCCCGGATTGTTTATTGCCATTGCTTTAGAGTATTGATCAGAACGTGTAATGTTTCTTAAATTTTTTGTTAGTTTTGCTTTTTCAGCAAGAGAAAGTTTTGGGTCTTTTAGTTTGGTTCTAATTTTTTCTGCTTCAGTAATAAAGGCATTGTGAAACGCATTTTGTTTTGCTATATTCGGATCAGGTCTTTTTGCGCCAATTGCAAATGCATCGTCCATTGCTCGCTCTTGCTCGGCGCGTGTTATAGATTTAGATACTGGTGTATCTTTATTAACTAAACCAGAAAGCAGTCCTAACAATCCTTTGCTAGGATCATCTTGTTTTCCAATTAAGTTACCTAACGCTCCAATTGCATCTCCTAAGTTTCCTGAAGAACTTGAAGCACCCGGAGCAACAGGATCACCCTCACCTTTTTTGCCGCCGCCTGTTTTGCTACCTTGGTTAGAACCGTTTTGGTTAGCGCCGTTTACACTTGGATCGCCATCATCTAACAACTTTAGTACCCTCTTTTAGGCTTCATTTTTTTCATGGGCTTCATTTTCTTGCCAGTTTTCTTGGCTTCAGCCATCGCCATTTTTTTACCTTTTGCAGTGTAAGGGAATTTCTTTTTTCCTACGCTTGGCATTTTAATGCACCTTTTCCTTTTCTATTTGATCTATACCGGATTGGATAGATTTCTGTAAAATTGAATCTATGTCTACAGCATTTTTTACTTCAACCTTATGCTCGTTAATGATCTCTTTTTTCTCTTCTTTCTTAGCATAAGCAGAATGCCACTTGAATCGGTTAACCATCATCAGTAGCCAGAGAGCGTGATTAAACTTACGGTTATCAACGTTCTCTCGGCCTTTCTCAATCCACCAAGATTCAGCGGCAATCATTCCATGATCCACAACTTCCTTAAAATCTGGATAGGCTTCCATCCAGTTGTAGAATGTCCTTTTTACAATACCGATCTCGCGGCATACCTCTACAATAGAAGCGCCATTGTAGAAAAGAATCTCTACTCTCCGCTTCATTTGCGGAGTCCAAAGTTTTACAAACTTATTATTATTGCTAGGTTTATTGTTCATTAGACGCCTTCACCCGGAGCAAAAGGTCTTCGGGGAATATTCCCTTCTTTGTAGTCATTAGGGTCAGCAGTGACTTGCATAAGTTTATCTAACTCAGCAAGTTGAGCAGGAGTTAGCCTTCCATCCATTTCAAGTGTTGGTTGAGCAGGAGAGGGATTAGCCATTGCACCGGAAGGAACCCCCATATCTACCATAGAAGTTTGTCCTTCAAAATTTTCCATTCCAAAAACAGGGTTATCCTGTATTCCAAATGACTGTGCAGAACTAGAAGGCATTCCACCAAAAGCCCTTCTACCTCCGGGCGCTCCGGGCATAAAGCCTCCCCTTGCTATAATCTCTGCATCTATTAATTTTCTATTAAGATAATTGTCAACAAAATTTTTAACGGACTCAGTTCCGTACTGTTGACTCATCATATCTAAGAAAGAAGCCATTTCGTTTTGCCCAGCAGGTGCGCCACCGGGAATTCCAATAGCGGCCCCACCAAATGCACTTTCCATTCCTGTACCTGCTGAACCTTGTAATGCTGAATCGCCTATTCCAAAGTCAGGGTGTCCTCCAATAGCCATGTTAATCTCCAAATAATCTTTTTAGTATATTATATCATACCTGTCAACCCCCCTGATATGTCCCAAAAATTTCAAAACCCCAAAAATTTACAGCCCTGTCCCATACAACCCCGTAATTTTTAGCACCAAAGTATAGTCCCTGCCCAAAAAAGTACCCTAAAAGTAGGATGTGTGTGGGTGTGTGTGTTTTTTGCTGTTGTACGGGGGCGGGTAGCGGTGCGTCAAAAAGGCGGTTTGTTCGCGGTTCTCGCTAGGGGTCCCTGCGCCGTTTATATAATATATGTACAGGGTTTGGAGCGTATCGGCCCTGCCTCGCGTCTGTTAATTATTAACACGGCGTAAATCATTGAACCCTCGACAAGCGCAATTAAATATATGTGTGCAAGTCGGACACTAGGAGTAGCATTACTATGCAATTCAATTCCAAGAAGTACATTACATCAGTCGGTCAATTCTCAAATGCCTGCGTAACCTTGCAGAGGCGTATGTCTAGCATTCTTGTTAGCGTACTGCTCGAGAAGCGTAAGGACGTAGCGTCTATCCTTACCCCTCAGGGCGGTATCCAGAAAGCAGTGACAGACGTTATCGAAAAGGACGTTGCAAAGGGTGGTGGCAAGGTTTCGCGTGGCACTCTTGTACAAACGTGGCAGTCTGTTATGAATGGCTATGACAATGGTCTTCCTACTGGTCAGCCCGGACTGTACAAGTTGGAATCAGGCGAGTGGGAGTTTGACACTGAGATCATCGAATCCAACATCGAGGGCATTCTAGCCGGTAAGATCAGAGTCGGCTCCCATGTCCCTTCAAAGGGCGGGAGTAAAGGCGGTGCTGTTAATCGTCCTACTGCCGATTCTATGCTTAAAAGAGTGGAAAAGATGACCAAGAAAGAGCGCGACAAGTTGATTGATGCGCTCAACTCTAAGTACAGTTAGTCATCAGTGGTATGCGCCCCGCCTGCATGGGGGGCGTATCACAGTGCTGACTAGCACTACATGCTGTTAATTATTAACAAATCGGAGTTTGCATTATGCACAACATACTTGACAATTTGGACTATGTTTCACAATACCTTGAGGTAGCCCTGCATCGGCTCCTTTCTGACCCATCTCAAGATGATATTGATGAGGCCGAGACAGCGATGTTAATAGCACGTACCTACCTTAACAAGGCTAAGAACAATGCTTGTGATATGGGCTACAGGCTTGGCGAGGGCGAGCCATCATCTGCACCACGTTACAGCAAGTTGAAAGAGATTAGACCAAAAGATTAGGACTCAACCTAATGGGGGCGCATGTACTGGCCCCTATTGCGATGCGTCCTGCATCATCTGTTAATTTTTAACATAGGATACAAACAATGAACTATGAAATCTTTCGTACCATTCGGTACTTATTGCCTAACTCACGTTGGGCTACTGCTGTTGCTGTACTGAGCGCAGTTTGCATATCTGCGTCTATCATTATGCTGACTGGATCGGCTCTAACCTGTGTGCTGTACCCATGTTCGCCCCATGAGTTGATCTTGGATGCGATCTGGATTGCTTAACTGTTAATTTTTAACAAACGAGGAACAACATTATGCCTATAGACCTTAACGAGCAGTACCATTATTGGTTCACAAAGATGAACGATCTTGAGGACGATGATGATGACATCCCCACCAGAGTAGGTATTAAAATGTGGGATATGTTATCCTCTCAACCTAAGTTCCAACAAGCCTTTAGCATGAGTAACGCAGAGGTTGAATGGGTCGCATACAGAGATGGTTTGTCAGACCTTAACGGTGCAGACCGTTGGCAGTTCTCTGTGTACCACAGCGAGCCACGTTGGAATGATCCTGATGACTGCGCCCTCCGCATTGATGTACGTCGAGGATTAAAACCCGAAGATGTAACCATCACAGAGGAGTACTCTGGTAAGACCTACATTCTCAAGGAGAAACCAATGAAACTGTTCGGACTGTTGGAGTTGCGCCGTGTACTTGGCCCTAAACACTGGCTGTTGTTTATCGCCGGGTGCGCTTTATTCACTGTGACTACCCTGTCACTTCTTATCACTGCTGTTGTGCTGTTGTCTTGATGTTAATTATTAACAGGAGATTGTTATGACCTTTGAAGGACTTTCTAAGTATGAACCAGAAAACTTCCAATCAATCAGGTGTGGCAAAGATATTGAAGGAGTTTTCAAGATTCGTGTTGTATTCTCTCGCCATTATCAAGCAGAGGAATACTGCCTCAATCTCAGGTGGTGTGACATCAACGAGGTGTCCACTGGTTGGGAGGTTAGTTTCCTTCCTGAAGACTGGTGGCACTATCCTTATGTAGCCTGACACTTAACCCTGATGCTCATCCTCTGGGTGGGCATCGAGGTGCAGTGTTGCACCCTGTTGTTAATTATTAACATCAGCAATCTTTTACATAGGTAAAACTATTATGCAAAATGAGTACACTATTGAAGAACTGGCCCAACGTGTCCGTGTAGATGCAGAGCGTAAGCGTGATTTCATTGCGCCTACTACTCAAGCAACTGTGTTCAACGGAGGTGCTAATATCATGCTGTCTGACGGCAACACCAACTATGATGGTGTCTTTAGTAACAACGCCAGACGTCAACTTGGTACGCACCTTGGCATTCCTTCTCAGTACATAGAGAAACTGCAAGCAAGAGGTATGGATGATTTGGTTGATACCAACTTCAACCAGTTGCTTCACTCTCCTGTCGAGAAGGCTACGGATCGCTTGTTCCGCACGTATGACAATGGTTCTGGACGAGATAGTTTTGAGAATGTGTTTCGTTCCGCACACTCACGCTCGTTCCTGACGTTTGACTACGTTGATCTCATGGACGGTGTTGCGCCAGTGTTGCATCAGATAGCCGACAAGCAGGAGTTGAAGTTCATCTCCACTGGTCTGACTGATGACAAACTCTACATGAAAATTGTCTTTCCTAACATGCAGTTACAGGTTAGGTCTAAGCAAGTCAATGACATCGTAGAGTGCGGGATCATCATCAGTAACAGTGAGACAGGACACGGCTCTATTATTGTCAAGCAGTTCATCTACAGGCTTGCATGTCTCAACGGTATGACAGTCGATGAAGCAGGTACTCGTCGCCGTCACGTTGGTTCAGCCAATGCACGTGGTGAACTGGACTACCAATCTGACACAATAATCTCAATGAAGCAGACGCTCACCAAGCAACTGCGGGATCATGTGTTGGATTGTGTAAACGAAGACAAGTTCAAGGCTACTGTTGCTAAGTTCAATGCATCAGCACAGGATGAACTTGATCCTAGTATTGAGCCTGAAGATGCAATCGAAAGTGTGGGCAAGAAGTTCAGCCTGAGTGAGTCCGAAGTCAAGCAAGCCAAGCGTTCACTGCTTGAGGACGGTGACTACTCACGTTGGGGTTTCGCCAACGCCATCACCAACATTGCACACAAGTCGGAAGACTATGATAGAGCCACAGATTTACAGGAGTTAGGTGGTAACATCATCAATCTGAATCCACGCGAGTGGAAACGAGTCGCACTAGCGGCGTAACCAACCTAACAGAGGGGGGGGGTTCGCTCCCCCCAATGTTAATTATTAACACGGAGACACTGATGTCAGAAGCAACAACAATCATTATCGTTAACGACGATGCAAGAAAAGAGTTCGGTATGCTTACGCAAGATGCCGAAGGCGACTACACAACTGCAACTTTCGATAGTCTGGAAGGCGCTCACTTTTTTATCAAAGAGTGCCTTACTGCTGTCAATGGTATCGGACTGTGTTGGTCACTCAAATCCTTTCCTCATACTGGTCACAAAGTGGTCTACCACTACAAGACATACCAAAATAAACTTGGTAAGTGGTTTCCTATTGGAGATGAGAATGAAGAAACGCATTCACGTTAACCGTCACAACATTGCATGGAACAAGAAACATGCAACCAGTTGGGACGATGAACGTCCTCCATTCACCGTTAAAACTTACAAGAGAAACTACCGTTCGTTCTATGTTGAGACACTCGGTAAGGTTGAACTTGTATACAATCCTGACAAGCCATTGTCCTGTGGTGCTGTGGCTTGGATGGAAACAGACGATGATGTTATTGTCTGGTATAGTGCTGATCATAAGATCACTATCTAATCAACACCACAACACATAGGAGATTAACTATGGACTTAGTAGTAGCACCCCGCATTGCTGACATGCCCTCCGAAGGCATAGCAATCTACGACAACGATTCTCCCGGCCCTCCTCTCTTGGTCATCTCTGATGACTACGTTATGGAAGACCTGAAGAGGCAACTGGAACGTTGGATTATGTGGTCAAACGTAGCCAAGAATGTCGTTGATCCAAACGAGGATCAGATGCCTGAGTCATACGGAGGTAGCAAGTAATGGCCCATCCATCATACGATCCTTATTCGCCTGACTCTTGGGACATCGAAGGACATGGCACTGTCTATGTAGACGATGAGTTCTTTGATGACCATGAGAGAGTTCTCACTTGGTATAGACTGAACGAGATAACTTTGGAGCCTGTATCTAATGATGATAAGGAAACTAAGTTAGAGCCTGTGTTCTGGTTGTCTAACAAAGAGAACTCTCTGGAGTTATCAGAGAGTGAGATGATACCTTACCTTTCTAACAAAAAGTAAACGGTTAGTTTCTATAGCCTGAGTATGCTTCTGAACTGCTCAACTTTAAACGGAGAAAAAAATGGATAACAATATCCTTAGTGTTTTAATTGCTGTGTTCAAGTTCATCGAAGCCAACGAGATCAAGACTGTTGCTGACCTTGAAGGTAAGATTGTTTCATCAGGATCAGAGTGCCACACTCAACTTGGTATCAGTGAGGAATCCCTTGGTCGTTACCTCAAGAATCACGAGATTGAGACTCAGTTGGAGTGGGACAACCACGCTGATGAGGTTAGCAAGTGCCTGATGTTCGATGACATTGATAACTTCGCAGACATTCGTGATGCACTGGATAGGATAGAGGAGTACAAGTCCTCTCTTGAATCTATCAATCACAGTTTATATGATCTGATTTCAACTGCTGAAGATATCAGGAGCGAGGCAGATATCTAATATGTTAATTATTAACAACGGAGAATCTTATGCAAACAAAACAACAAGTAGTTAGCGCACTCAATGAGATCACAGGTGGTCTGTCACAGACTACAAAGATGCCTGAGAGTTCCTTCTCTACACCTGCCAAGCATTGCAAGGTAGGTAGCAAACTGAGAGAAGTCAAAGGCTCTGTGTGCCATGAGTGCTATGCCATGAAAGGCAACTACAATTATCCCAACGTCAAGAACGCCCAACAGAAACGATACGAGAAACTGTATCATCCTATGTGGGTTACAGCCATGACCATGCTTATCTCTATCAAGGTTAAGCACAGGTTCCGGTGGTTCGACAGCGGTGACATCGACAGTGTGCAACATCTGCGGAATATCATTGAAGTATGTAATGGTACTCCGCACATACAGCACTGGCTCGTTACCAAGGAGAAGCGCACGGTGCGTCAGTTCCTTGACGAGGGTGGTATAGTTCCAGATAACCTAGTAATCCAGATGTCTGGTTACATGGTTGATGGAGACATAGTGAAGGGGTTCGATGATTGTAAGCAGATCACCCATCACTTAGTGCATACCGACAGAGACAGGGCGCTTGGTCATATATGCCCAGTCGAAGACGGTAAGGGGTTCTCATCATGCGAGGAGTCAAACTGCTTTGCATGTTGGGATCGTGATGTTAACATTGTAACAAGTGGACTACACTAGGAGTAACCAATGAATGAACCATAAGAGATTGAAGCCACGCCCCACATACCCAATCAAAAGATCAGGTGTGAGGCGCATGGTTTCACGTACATCCATAC